TATTAAAATAACGATTACGAAATAAGCAATATATTTTACCATGACAGCTTTATTTTGTTCTTTAAACATTTTTGAAAACATTTGATGAGCATTCTTTAAATTTTCCATACTTATAATAGTAGATGAAAAAATATTTTAACAATGAATGATTATATATTATTGCTAGATTATGCCACTTTTATTATGTAATTTTATAAAAAGTTAAACAATAATTAATGTATGATAATTATATATAAGTATTATGCCTGGAGGATTATTAAATATAGTAGCTTATGGAAATCAAAATGTATATTTAAACGGAAATCCATCAAAGACCTTTTTCAAGACAACATATAAAAAATACACCAATTTCGGTCTTCAAAAGTTTCGCCTAGATTTTGATGGCCAACGTTCGCTCAGATTATCAGAATCATCTAAATTTACGTTTAGAATGAAGCGATATGCGGAATTATTACTAGATACATATTTAGTCGTTCAACTACCTACTATATGGAGTCCTATTTATCCACCACAAGATTGTAGTGGAAATTGGGCACCTTATGAATTCAAATGGATTGATAATTTGGGCACACAAATGATTGAAGAAGTGGAAATAGCAGTTGGCGGACAGACACTAAATCGTTACTCAGGAGCATATCTACTTGCGATGATCCAACGCGATTTTACAACCGTAAAAAAAGCACTATACGATAACATGAGTGGTAATGTAGCCGAATTAAATGACCCTGGAAACGTTGGTCCACGCGTAAATGCTTATCCAAATGCATATCATACCGACAATCCAGTTGGTCCGGAACCCTCTATAAGAGCGCGGAAGTTGTATATTCCAATTAATTTTTGGTTCACATTGGCTGCGAAAATGGCTTTTCCTTTAGTAGCTCTCCAATACAACGAATTGGAAATTAATATTACACTTCGACCCATACAAGAATTAATTGTTATTCGAGATGTAGCAGACCAACAAAATAATTACCCATATGTTCAGCCCAATTTTAACGAACCATTACAACAATTTTATCGTTTTTTACAACCTCCTCCGGATATTTCATTAAATACTGTATCATCCTATCAAGATAAACGAACAAATTGGAATGCGGATGTTCATTTAGTATCTACTTATGGATTTTTGTCCGAGGAAGAGTCGAAAGTATTTGCAGCACGAGAACAAAAATACTTGTTTAAATCTATCTATGATTGGAAGTTTTTCAATGTTACAGGTAGTCAGCGAGTGAAAATGGAAAATACAATGGGTATGGTTTCATCGTGGATGATGACATTTCAGCGAAATGATATTAATTTAAGAAATGAATGGAGTAATTACACAAATTGGCCTTATAATTATCTGCCTCAGGAAGTCGATTTTGCGGATCCGTCTGGAAATTTGGTATTGGATTGCAATGCTGTTACTCAGGCAGGTATTGGTCCTGGTCATAATCCATCTGACGGAAAACATACTGGATATTTTACTACAGGTGATTTTAATCCTCAAAATCAAAAAGACATTTTATTGCAAATGGGTATTTTATTAGACGGAAAATATCGCGAAAATGTATTGGATGCTGGTGTATATAATTACATTGAAAAATACGTAAGAACATCAGGTAATGCTCCAGACGGACTCTACAATTATAGTTTTGCCATTCATAACGATCCATTTGATTTTCAGCCATCTGGTGCTATGAATATGAGCAAATTTCGCGATATTCAGTTGGAATTTACGACATATAGTCCTCCACTAGACGAAGAAGCTCAGTTTTACACCATTTGCGATCCTTCAACAAATGAAATTATAGGTGTAAATAAACCAAATTGGCGATTATATGATTACAATTACAACATGACTGTATTTGAAGAGAGATACAATGTGATAACATTTGTTGGTGGTAATTGTGGGTTAATGTATGCTCGTTAATAATGTTATACCTTATGTAACTTTTACTAAGATTACAAGTTAAAAATAAAAAATAAATAATTTATAAAAGTATTTATTTTTTAAAAGTTTCTAGATTCTTTATCGTAACATGGAGTTACCAGTTCCGCTAATACCTGATTTGCTAGGCTCTCCGTATTTAGTTTCACGCTTATTGAATGTGTCACTAGGTATTTCAGGTGTTTTAGTATTTGATAATGGACAATTTAATCCTTTGTATGGATCCGCAGTCCAGGCAGTGTTTGCTGAATAAACACCACAATCGGAAAACATTCCTGTAGCTGATTTTCGACATTTGTAATCTACAGTAAATTTATGATCATTTGGGTATTCAAATTCAGTTGTTGGTAAAGCATATTTTTCTTGTTCTGCTCCAGGAAAGTCGCCCATTGTATCGGTTGTTTCTCGGTCAAACGCCTCAGGATTGCTAGGCTTTAAATGAGTAATCATTTCTTTAGTGTATCCGTTACTTACAGTCAATATTTGCGTATCTTTAATATAGTTAGAATCGGCGGTACCAATTTTATAAGAGCCTGGAGGTTGTATTATATTTTGTACTTGCTGAGGAGTAAATGCTTCTTGAGAGAAAAAGATGCTTTTTTGAAAAATATATTGTTGATAAAGGAAATACAGAAATATTAAAATAGCAATACAAATAAATACTTGTTCTGTCATATAATCTAATATTAGATTAAATAATGAAGAGACAAATATAAATTATAAATAAAATCAACTAATTTATATTATATTTTTATTTACACATTCGAGTCATTTTCACCTTCGAGTCATTTTCATTTTTCTACTTCGTTTCATTTTTCTACTTTGTTTTACTTTTCTACTTCGTTTCACATTTCTACTTTGTTTTACTTTTCTATTTCGTTTTACTTTTCTACTTCGTTTTACTTTTCTACTTCGTTTTACTTTTCTACTTCGTTTCACCTTTTTATTTTTATTTTTATTGCTTTTTTTAATTGACCTAAATTTACCATTTCCACCCAAATGCTTCAAAGTAACCGATTGTTTTGGAACAAATAATATTTTTAACATATCAAATAATAAAAAGCTCGTAACATAAAATTCACAACCGGTTCGAATATTAGTATTATACCATTCTAGTTCAGCAATATTATTTTGTATTACCTCGTCAGATGGGTTGGTTATACCTAAAATTTTATAATAATTTCTATAGAATTCAACGTCTTTTTGATTAAAAAACTCTGAATAATTGCATTCATTCGGATTTTTATCAGGACTTCTATCCTCTCTTCTCATATCAAAACCTGTAATTGTATCTGTACCTTGGTTTGGTATTTCATTCACTCCGAAAACAGGCTTAGAATTGCGAAAAAAGGAATCAAATCTATTTCCAGCATAGGTTGCTATTGCTTTTTTAACATGACCATATGATTCTATTTCATCTCGTTCTAATTTAAAAAACAATAATTGTTTGTCATCTTCAACTTTAAAGGGATAATACAATAGCACACTTTTAGACTCACTTTTTTTATCTTGAGAAGTTGGTTCATCGCATAGTCCTTCTAAGGGTGGATTAATACTTCTTTCAAATTTTGTTTCATTTGTAGGAAGACATGCGATATTTTCTCCTTTTCCAGAAGTAAATACTTTATTATGACTTTTATGCGTTTTTTTTACAGTAACTAGTTTTGATGTAACATCTTGACCACGAACATCTTTATCAGGATTATTACATAAATATATACCATTTTCCATTTTTAATTGGTTATATGTTAGTAAATTAAACAGTAATTTCCCAAAATCACTAAATACAATAGTTCCTGCTGAAAAACAAACGTTTCCCTTTGAAAAAAGATTAAATATTGAGTCTATAAATGATCTTATTTGTACATCACTATATGATGCGGTACCATATGTTTTATCTAAAAATGGTGTATTTAAGTAGTTGATTACATCATCGCCTAGTCCATGACTTAATTTCGCTCGTAAATCATCATCTGTATATTCTTCATTTTTTTCTTCAGATTCTGGATTTTTATCAAATACTTTAAACATTAAATTCCTATTAATCTATATTAAGATTATTATAATTAATAGGAATTTAATTACTGACTATAGGTGTTCATTTCGATTTTATCTTTCTTGTTTTCACCTTTATCTTTGATTTTTTTGAACTCTTTGAACTCTTTGAACTCTTTGAACTCTTTGAACTCTTTAAACTTCTAGATTTCCTGCTAATTAATTTATCTACATATTTAGATTTACAATGTTCATACAAACCTTTGTCGGTAATATATTTTTCGATTCCAGGCGTCGTAAAATTCTGAATATTTTTCAAAGAAGAATAATACACATCTAGTTCTTCTCTTACGCGATTTCCAGCAGCGGCTCTATAAGCCTCAGGTACAAGATGTTTTGGTACAAACGTAATTCTATCCATAATCAGTTTTTTCACTCCTTCGAATGTAGATTCTTTTTTATTAGATGAAATATATTCTTCAATCATTGATTTAGTAATCTTGTTGGATTTAAAATAGTGAGATACTTCTTTGGGATAATCACCATCAGCATCCTTCAACAACTCGCGCAATTGAATGCTTTTATAAACATAATTGTCGGCTTGATTGACTCCAATAAGTTCGGCAGAATAAATATCATAACATAATGATTTCACCATGAAAAGCAATTTCAATGTGTTTTGTCGTCCTCCTTTTACAATTTGTATCATGTTTTCAATACTATTTGCTAAATATACATTTTCCTTTTGCTTGCTAGTAAAGTATTCTAAACTTTTCATAGTTGTTCCAGGGTCCTTTTCCTTTTTACCAAATTTAATATCCTGTTCATTTACGACAACTTTAATATTGGAAGGAACTGAATATGTGGTGTTAATGTATTTCACCAAATTGTGTAACATATAGACTCGGTCTTCTTCATCAACGCAACGCACCCAAGGCTTATTGTAGTATTTATTAGTCGGTACAAAATGATATTCGACATTTACTTTATTGTCGAATTTAGAAGAGATGTAGCTAGACATATTAAAGGCCAATTTTCCAACGGCTCGTGTAGGCGGAGAAAAAACACCACCGTCCCATATATATATTGTTTTTTTAATTGTCATTCTATGATTGTCTTATTATATGGGAATAAAATAATATGAATATAATTATACTGTTAAAATACAAATTACACTTTTTAAAATATATATATTAAATATATATATGTCTAATGATAATGATGATAAAAAAGATAAACCTAAAGAAAATGATTGGAAAAAATTTGGACAAGATGTATTAACTGCCTTTTGTAATGTATTAGTTATAGGTTGGTTTGGAGCAAATTTTGTATATTA